ACTGAATTTCGTGCAGCGCGTCTTACTGTACAGGCGGAGTCGCTTACGCTTCTTCCCATGCAGCCGAACTACAACCAGTAAGGTGGTGTAAAGTGGGATATGGTATTGGTGGTGGCGGCTTCCTGGGAGTGGCGCTAGAGCAGCTCGCTGCTCCTGTTCAGCTTGCTGCTACGTCGTCAACGGCTGGTGGCACACTGCCTGCTACGTCGACGTACAAGTACGTCCTGACTGCAACGAACACTGCAGGTGAGACCCTTGTCAGCAACGAGCAGACGGTCACCACAGGCGCAGGCTCTACCAACTCGAACACTGTCAACTGGAACGTCGTTACCGGTGCAACGGGTTACAAGCTCTACCGGACCGCTGCAGGTGGTGCGACAGGGACTGAGCTTCTCCTGACCGCTATCACTGGTGGCTCGACCATTACCTACGTCGACACTGGTGCTCTCACTCCTGCTGGCGCTCAGCCTGCTGCGAACACGGCGGTCGCTTCTGGCGTTTACACGGCACCGACCAAGTATGGTCCGATCACGTCTGAGTCGCTGAAGTACGTCCAGGGCACTCAGTGGCGGCGACCAATCAGGCAGTCGGTGGACAACATCGGTGGTGTGCCTGGTAACGTGCACATCGAAGGTGATGTTGTCATCGAAGGCCTCACCGACCTGATGGTCTACTTCCACAGGGCGATGCGTCAGGCACTCGTCAAGACTGGTCCAGTGTCTGGCAAGTACCTCTACACCTACACGCCTACTGCCTCGGCTACTGCTGGCCGCACGCTCTCCATCACAGTCGTTCGAAACGGTGTAGTGTTCGGCTACGTCGGGTGTACTGTGGGAACTGTAAAGTTCGGTGTCAGCAACGGTATGCTGACTGCGACGTACAGCATCATCGGCATGGACGAGACTGTGCAGAGCATGCCTACGCCCGTGTGGACGACGAACCAGCTGCAGCCGTTCGGTGCCGGCGAGTACGATGTCGAAATCCCCACAGGGACGCAGGTCTTCGACACGGACACGTTCGAGTTCACGTCGACTGATAACGCGACGCCGAACTACCGAATGAAGAATACAGGTCGTGGTGCACAGTTCGTCTCCTACAAGGAGCGTACTGTGACCATGACGATGAACCGTGACTTCCAGGACCGGACTGACTACGATGCCTTCAAGGCGCTCACTGCGCAGGGCATCAGGGTCAAGGCGACGAAGGCTGTCACGGGTGAGATCTTCCAGCTGGACGTCATCGCGGCTGTGAAGGATACCTACGAAGCTGGCAACTTGTCCAACCAGGGCGACCTGCTGATGGAGAAGATTGCCTACCAGGGAACGCTCGATCCTACTTCGGGCAATGCCTGGACGCTGGCCATCACCACCGCTGAAAACATGACTCCTTAGTCATCAGAGTCTAAGTAAGTCTAATCAAGATCAACAACGCCCCTTAGAGCTCTACGTAGCTCGTAGGTCCCCTAGCTTAGACTCAAAGGGACTTGAGTCTATCGCTAGTCTACAAGCTAGTGAGCTCTAGCTTTAGAGAAGGATGTGCATCATGCCCGCAGCTGTTGTAAACATGAACTCGACGGAGAGGTTCGACCTCAAGAGTCTGCCGCCGGATGGCTACGTTGTGCTGCGCAAGATGACCTACGGTCAGAAGCTCACGCGGCAGCAGAACGCTATGCGGATGCAGATGGAGATGCAGCGCGGCCGCAAGGGCAACGCTAAGGCCAACATGGAGATGCTGACTCTCCAGTCTACTCTTTACGACTTCAAGAACTGCGTTGTAGAACACAACCTCACCGACGAGTCTGGTGCAGCGCTCAACCTGTCCAACGACTTCGACGTGACGCGCCTCGACCCGCAGGTTGGCGAAGAGATCAGCACTCTCATCGACAACATGAACAACTTCGAGGACGAGAACCTGGGAAACTCTGGGAACGCGTCCGATTCGCTGTCCTAAGGGACGGACGCCATGCAGAGGATGACGCAGATGTAGGAACTGTTCTGTCTGTGGTGTCCTTGTGCCAGACCTTCTACTGTCTTCCGAATTCGGGAGGCCTGCTTGACCAGGATCCGTTCTGGGTCGAAGCAATGGGCGTAGTGATTGCAGCGCAGGCACAGAAGGCCGAGATCGACAGGGCCAAGAGCTAGGAGGAATCGTGGCGCTTAGCACTCGTGAGATCCTCCTAGTCATCCGTGCACAGGATGAAGCTTCCAGCATTATGGCCAAGCTGGTTGGTTCATTTAGTGATGTAGACAAGGCATCTCAAACAGCCGCTAAGTCACAGATTGCTACTGGCGCTGCAATCACTGCTACAGGCATTGGTATGGCTGACCTGGGTGTGCAGACACTCGAGGCCATGGGTTCTGCAACAGATGCAGCGAAGCAATTCGAGCAGGGTGTTGCAAGGGTTCAGACCCAGGTCACCACTACCAAGGTTTCGAATCAGCAGCTTGGTGACGAAATCCTACGTGTTGCTAACGACACTGCAACACCCATTAAGGACCTAACCGATGGTCTGTTCGATATCTTCTCGACCATCAACGTCAACGTACCACAGTCCGAGCAGCTCCTGACTGCTTTCTCGAAGGAAGCCGTTGCTGGTCAGCTAGACCTTCAGACCGCTGGTCGTGCGACCATGACGGTCATGAATGCGTATCACATCCCAATTGACCAAGTCAATAAGGTCCTGGACATCAACTTCCAGTTGCACCGTGAGGGTGTTGGTACGTATCAAGAGTTCGCATCTGTAATGGGTCAGTCGGTTCCCTCTGCCGTTCGCGCTGGGCAGTCCTATGAGACGCTCGCAGGCATGATGGCGTTCCTGACTCGAAACGGCCTGAGCGCTGCAGCTGCCTCGGCTTCAGCTGGTCGTGCACTAGATGCATTCTCCAACCCTGCAGTCGTTAGTCGCCTGCAGGCCATGGGTGTCGAGGTCAAGAACTCGTCTGGTGGCTTCAACGACATGGCAACTGTTATGGAGCAGTTGCAGAAGAAGTTGGAAAACCTCACAGCACCTGAACGCTCTGCTGCCCTGAAGGAACTCTTCATGGGTGCGGGCGGTACAATCCAGGCGCGTAGGTTCTATGACTTGGTTACGTCAACAGGGCAGTCGGCAAAGGACTTTGCTGGCTTCGTTGACGACATGAACAACTCCGCAGGTGCGTTCGAAGACGCCTACGGACAGATGGCTGGTACTACGGTCAACCAGTCACAGCTGCTACAGAACCAATGGGATGCACTGAAGATCACTGCTGGACAGGCATTGATTCCTGTTCTGAATCAGCTAATCACGGTTGTGTCTGGTGTGTTGCAGTGGTGGAATGGTCTCGATGATGGACTCAAGCAGAACATTGTTCGCTGGGTCGCTATCGGTGCAGTCATCCTGACCGTCGTCGGTGTCCTTGTCGTTATTGCTGGCGCCTTCGTAACTCTGGGCGGGGTTGCGGCACTACTGGGTGTTTCACTTGGTGCGCTGCTCGGAGTTTTCGGACTAATCGTCCTTGCCATCGCGGCAGTTGTTGCGATCGTCGTCCTGCTTGTACAGCACTGGGATGCAGTCAAGACAGCTGCGGTTGCTGTCTGGGATGCTATCCTGGCCAAGCTCACAGTAGTGTACGACTGGATCAAGGCACAGATCGGTGACAAGCTTGTTAAGTTGTGGAATGATATCACGTCCACAATTATGCATGCCTGGGCACCTGTAAGCGACTTCATTGTCGGAATCTGGAAGAACATCTCCGACTGGGCGCAGAAGATCTGGCCGGACGTTCAGAAGATTATTCAGCCTATCATTCAGTGGTTCGTAGCTATCTGGCCCTACATCAAGGACATAGTCAGTGCTAACCTGAAGGCACTCGCCGACTCCTTGACTTTCCTGTGGAATATTGTCAAGGATGTATTCGGGTTCATCTGGGATGTGATCAAGGCTGTAGTCACAGGTGTTGTCGACATTCTCAAGGGCGTCATCGACTTCGTTGTCGGTGTCTTTTCTGGCGACTGGGGTCGTGCCTGGCAGGGCATTGGTGAGATCTTCAACGGCCTGTGGGAGATTGTTTCAGGTGTCTTCCAGGCATTCATCAACCTGATCGTCAACGTGTTCAAGGACGCTGTCTCCTGGCTCGTCAATATCCTTCAGGACTTCGCACAAGGGTTCAATGGCATCTGGAACGCCATCATCACGACCATTGTCGACCTGTGGACGAACTTCTGGAACTGGTTGAAGAAGCTCTGGAATGATATAGTCACTTGGGTCGGCAACACTGTCTTGAACTTCGGACACGCCATTGCTGACTCGTTCCAGTGGGCCATTGACAAGATCACCCAAATCTGGAATGGGCTGATGGATATTGCCAAGAAGCCCGTCCAGTTTATCATTGACGTAGTTTACAACAACGGCATCGTGCCCCTGTGGAATGGCATCGCTGACCTGTTCGGTCTAGGTAAGCTTAATCCGCTACACCTTGCAGATGGTGGTCCGATTGCAGGCCCTGGCGGACCTCGCGACGACATGATTCCCGCATGGCTGTCTAACGGCGAGTATGTCATGCCTGCTGACAAGACAGGCAAGTACTTCGGAGTTCTTGAGGCTATGCGAGCAGGTAAGTTTGCCGACGGCGGTATCGTCGGCGACATCGGCAGCTTCTTCGACAGCGCGGGCAGCTGGCTCGCTGGTATCGGATCCAGCATCGCTGACTTCTTCTCCGACCCTGTGGGATCTGTGAAGAAGATGTTCCAGGGGCCGATTGACCAAGTCAAGCAGATTGCTAATTCAAACTTCGGTAAGGCTCTAGCAGCGATTCCTGGCAAGGTCCTTGATGGTGCAGTAAGTAAGGCAGAGGACTTTGCCAAGTCGCTTCTGGGAATGGGCAGCGGTGGAGGTAACGTAGACCAGTACGCTCCACTAGTCCTTCAGGTGTTGGCAATGTTGCACCAGCCAGCCAGCTTGCTCCCGAACGTGCTTCGAAGGATGAATCAGGAGTCCGGCGGCAACTCAACTGCCATCAACAAGTACGACATCAATGCTCAGCGCGGTGACCCTTCGCAAGGCTTGATGCAGGTTATCCCCTCGACGTTCGCTGCCTACGCTGGACCGTTCCTTGGCTTGGGCATCATGAACCCTCTGGCGAACATCTATGCAGGTCTGAACTACGCATTGCATACCTACGGCAGTATTCAGACAGCTATGGATAAGCCTGGTGGGTACAAGAACGGTGGATGGCTGAAGCCAGGCCAGCTCGGGTTCAACGAGACGTCCAAGCCCGAAGCCGTGTTCACCCAAGAGCAGTTGGGTGCACTCCTAAACAATCGCAAGAACGGTCAGACAGTAACGCAGAACTTCTACATCACTACACAAGAGCTGAATCCCGCCAAGCACGCAGCCGACCTGGGCTGGGAATTGTCGAAGAGGTCATGACATGACAGCTCCCATTCTTAGCGACTTCACATTTCAGTTCGGAACTAGCGGGGTACTGCTTAACAACACACCTACGAACTTAGTCGATCCTATCTTTGACGTAGAAAAGGTTACAGGGTTTGACTCTGCACCCTTTCGTTCATCGACTAAGGCACTAGATGGTCGTGATGGTGGTATTGCCGAAGCGGAGTTCCTTGACGTTCGGACCATAGTGATCTCTGGTACCGTATATGGTCAGAACAACCCCATTGGTCCGTATCTAGATGCTGCGAAGGCCAACTTCGCACCCTCTAAGGTTGATACGCCTTTATTCATCAAGGAGCCAGGCAATCCACAGAGGCAGATCTTCTGTAAGAGCCTAGGGTTCAAGTACGACTGGGACGTTGCCTACCGTACTAATTGCACTGCATACCAGGTAACGCTCATCGCAGCTGATCCTGTTGTATACAGTTCAAACCAGCGACAGACCTCAGGTGCAAACTCTGCAGGTGCATTCCCTGGCTTTGGGTTCAACCTGGCCTTCAACTTTGGGTTTGGCGGTGCTTACCTTCCTGCCAACATGACAGTCCTCAATATGGGCAACAAGGAAGTTGGCGGTACCATTGTCGTAACGGGCAGTGGTACCAATGTAGGAATCGTGAATGCTAATACCGGTAAGATCCTTTCTACCAGTATTAGTGTAGGAACGCTTGACACGCTAGTCTTCGACCTCAGCTACCGTAGAGTGACACTAAACGGTGTAAGTCGAAGGGGTTCAGTGACCGCTGAGAACTGGTTCAAGTTCCAGCCAGGACAGACAGTGCTACAGCTGCAAGCAGACAGTGGTACTATCTCGGCAACGGTTTACAACTACGATGGGTGGCAATAATGGCAATCGTTGCCCCTGGAGCCTTCTTCCAGAACCTCACAAACCACTCGGCGCAGCTGACGCGCCTAGCGGCGACAACGTTGCCGTACAAGCCTCGTGTGACTGGCTCGAACACCCTGACCTCGATGCAGTGTGCCAGTGGCGTCGTGATGCAGGGCAACAGCTTTCAGGTTGCTGCGCAGGCCTCGCCTAACATGTCAGTACTTGTCCACCGAGGCAAGGGCATTGTTGAAGGCACTGACTCACTGACCCAAGCTGACTATGGCGTATTCAATGATGCTGACGTCACACTGACCATTGCGACTTCCGACCCTACACGCCTTCGCGTCGACATCGTGTACGTTAACGTTCGAGATGCAGCGTACACAGGCGTCAACAACGACGTTCGCCTTCTCGTTGCGACGGGTAACCCTGCAACAGGGACGGCTGATGAAAGCGTTCTCCCGACCAACTCCATGGTCTTGGGCTACGTCAACGTTCGTGCGAATACCACACAGATCCTGAGCACTGACATCGTTGACCGTCGTAGGTTCTTGACGGCTAATGGTGGCGTTAAGGTAACGCAGTCCTTCGAGAGTGGCGACGCAGGTATTCAGAATGGTGACCTGCGCTACTACAAGGGCACTCTTCAGGGCTACGACACTGTTGGTTCGTCTTGGCACGCACTGAACTCGGCTACAGTTCACAAGATCGACAGCAACTGGTTCCCCAGTGGTTACCCTACTAACGGTGCAAACCCTGTTACGCTCGACATTACCTCGCTGACGGATCCTGGTTGGCCGTACATGCTTGAGGTAGTGTTCAACTTGGCATTCGCACTTGACCCTGGTACTAGGTTTGACTTCATTGCACGTGACAATGGGACTGGTGGAGCTGAAATCTGCTCCATCGAGGGACCTGTGGGTACGAACTTCTTCATTACTGGAACGTCGTACACAAGCTGGTACGGTCCACTGACTGGCGCACGTAACATCTACGTCATGGCTGAAAGACAGTCAGGTACAGGCAACCTGGCCATCGACGCCGGCATCCGTGCGTCCTTCATCCACTGCAAGCAGGTGGCCACTTTCCCCAGTTCGTAAGGAACGCCTATGACCCGCTACGGCTACGATTCAGTTACGCCTTCGAATATTCCCACAGACGCCCCTGTGGTATTCGGTTACGTCGATGGGCACTACGCTTGGTCTACTGGTGACTGGGCACGCTTCACGACCAGGACCAAGATTCGCATTGCCGTGTTTCCCGGTACTAACGACGGGCACGTGCTTGACTGTGAACCTGGTGATGCTGTTCCTTCACAGTGTCCTGGCTGGGTCCAGATGCGACGTAATGCAGGCATCGACCCCACTGTCTACACCAGTCTCGGTGAGTGGGGGCAGGTGATTGATGCCTTCAATAGTGCAGGTGTTGCACAGCCTCACTACTGGATTGCTGCATACCCTGGTGCAGGTGAAGTGCAGCAAACACTACGTGGCATTACGTCCATCGCACACCAGTTCACCGATACTGGTGCCTACGATAAGTCTGTCGTAATCGACGTCTGGCCTGGCGTCGATCATATTACGCCCAACACTATTATGGAGGTACCCGACATGTGGGCTCCCTTTGCAAATGACAGTGACTGGCTACTGTACGTGTCCTCGGACTACCGCGTCGAGGATACTCAGCAGAAGGTTCCGGCAGGTGCAACCTGGAATGGTCTTCCGATTCCCAAGCTGACCACCGCGCGCGAAGCTGAGCTGCGTGCCTTGCAGGCAGCGCGTGAGGACCAGATCAACAACCCGCAGTCTGCTCAGGTTACCTTCAACAACGCACAGCTGGCTCTGGACTTCCCCAAGAACTGGAAGGTCGTTCAGGCCGACGCAGTGACCACTACTGTTACTGGGCAGTAGTTCCTACTCATCCAGGAGGGTGGCATGGCAACGTACAAGTACTACTTCTACGACTTGATGTCGCGTACCCTCCTGGATGAGTTCGGTGGTGCGATGTTCGGTGTTAACTTTACAGCCTTCCTGTCAGGTAAAATCGGCAGCAAGGTAGGTACATTTACAGGCACGTTTCGTGCTGATACTCCTGGTCGGAAGGTATCTGACCTACTCGCTGCTACGAACCCAGGCAGAACAGCCCTGTGGGTCGACCGCGATGACGTACCTGTGTGGTGTGGGATCGTGTGGAGTCGTACCTATCAGGCGACAGGTCGTACGTACGAGTTGAGTGCACAAACGTTCGAGTCGTATCCACATGAAGTGTACAACAGTGCTGATGCCAACGCTACTGAGCCGTGCCAGGACTTTGTATCTATTGCCTGGGGATCGATTCAGGGTAATGCATCGTACAACGTAGGCGTTGTGACGCCTGCACTGACAGGCATAGGCAGTACGATCACCAAAACGTTCGTCGGCACCGACTATAACTCCTGGGGTGACTTCATCGATGAGATGGCCACCTCTGGGGCAGAATTTTACATTCAGCCGACCAAGGACGTCAACGGGAATAGAATTCCGAAGCTGATTGTTGGTCGGTGGGATCTAGTTGAGAACCCACCTTCGACATACTACCGCATCGGCGTTCCTGTGGCACAGGCACAGCAGTCGGGCGTAGACCTTCAATATCCCACAGGCATTGCGGACTACTGGTGGCCTGAGAATGCTGTTCAGGCTGCGAACCGTGTACTGGCTGTCGGTAAGGCGAATGGTGCATCAACACCTCGTCAGATCTATACCAACACGGCCAACCTTGCACAAGGCTACCCGGGCCTCGACAACCGCCTTACACTCAGCAGCGTTGATACGCAAGGGTCTCTAAACAACATCGCTGCGACACAGTTGGCTAACATGCAGCCACCAGTGCTTACACCTACCATTGTTCTTAACGGGTCTGTGGAAGATGTATTCGGCACCTGGAGTCTCGGTGACAATGTCAAGCTAGTCATTGACGATCCTTACAGGTTTCCGAACGGTCCCGTTACAGGTGTAACACGCATTGTAGGTTACAGCCTTACTCCAGGCAGTGAAAATGGTCCTGAGACGGTTAGCCTAACCATCGATGGCATTTCAAACTTGGCAGGTGTATCATGACCACCCCTGTACAGCATCCGAATCAAGCGCCAATGTCTCGTCAGGCACATGGCGACGTACAGAACTTTCGTACACGTGTGACACCTCAGGGTGACTTGCTCGACACGATCAGGGACCTACGGAAGCGTATCGAACGGCTAGAGGCACAAATTAACACGCATTAGCTTGGGGGCGGAGTGGACGGTCAGCTAATTGGAATCCTCGTACAGGGTGGCGCGAGTGCTATCCTGACGGTCGTTGTTCTCCTAATCCTGCTAGGCCGCATCGTCCCTCGTAGTACAGTTAAGCAGCTTCGCGACGACTTTGATGACCGTATCAAGGACGTCTTCAAGATTGCGGAGACCTGGGAGAAGGCGTACGTCAAGTCGGAATCTGCACGCGAACGAGAGGCAGATACGAGACGTGAGCAGGAACAGGCCTTGAAGGAATGTATCGAAATCGGCAAGGCATCCCTTGCGATTCTCCAGGCAGTACGCAATGCAGCACAGGGGGCAATCCCACATGAACTAACCGAAGGGCGAGACTAATGTGGCCCTTTACACGGCACGAGGTTAAGAAGGAGCCCGAGTCGATGAAGAGGGCACAGGCCGCACTCGAGCAAGCAGAAGCAGCGGAACAGGAATCTACTGAGGCACTGGACCGTGCGAGGAAGTTGGCTAGTGAGGCAGTGCCTGTAATGCGTGACCTAGCAGCGCAGCGGAAAGCTAACCACTTTGCTCTGGACATCTACAGGGCAATGTTGAATGGTGGTAAGTGATGGCTTTGTTCTTCACCATTGTGATTTTGGCGACCTTCGCTATGTCGCTGCTGTTTGTCATAATGTATGGATTCTTCACTGGATGGCGACACAATCGCTTAGGTCGGCATCTAATGTGGTTCTCGCTCGCTGTGACTGTAACTTACCTCAACACTTCAATGCGGCTGTTCTTTCCCGACCTTCCGTACCGAATTGAATCTGCATATGTTATCGCCTTGTTGATCTTCCTGGTAGTAACGCAGCGTACGTGGATCATGGTCCGTGTCATGATTAAGGATCGCAACGACCTGAAGATCAATCAGGCAAAGATTGCACCACGTCAGGAGGACGAAGCTAATGAACCTCAGTGACAAGGTTCTCAGTGCTATTCGTACGGGTATCCCGTACTTGGTAGGCCTGGGCGTCAGCATGCTCGTCGTGCACACAGGTCTTTCCATTCCGGAGAGCGTTCAGGGCTGGCTGACAGCATTGCTGACCTTCGGTGTCGGCTACGCGTACTACTTGCTCGTGCGTTTCCTCGAGGGCAAGTGGCCGAGCCTGGGATGGCTGCTCGGTGCACCGGTTCAGCCTGTGTACAACCCGCCCGTTCCGACACAGGTCCAGGTCGTGACGACACCTGGTCCGATTCTCGGTAACCCTCCGAACGCTCCCTAGTCGGGCGTCTAGGGAGTAAGAGAGCCCCTCACCTTCTCCGTCTGCGGGCCGGAGTAGTCCTAGGTGAGGGGCTCTCGTCTAGATGTAGGTCAGTACATACCCGGCGCAGATGATACCGCCGAGCAGTGCAGCAAGTCCAAGAATGGTACTAATGATCATGTACCCCAGAAGAGTTAGTACCCGACCCTGCGTGCTTCGATAGCGTTGTCCTCGAGCTTCTCGGCTACGGCTATGTACTTGTTGACGTTCGCCATAGCCTCCTCGAGGTTCGTGGAGATTCGAGCGACACCCACATGCACGAGACAGACGGACAGTCCGTTCACTACCATCTTGGCATCCGTCATCAACGGAATCTGGCTGTTCGGGTAGCTGTGGTAGCAGACGGCACACATCATCGGAGTGGCTCCAAAAGGTCTCGGCGGCCCATAGTGAAGGCCATGTATTGGAGGAGGTGACGCATTGCGTCGTTGGCGTGCTTACGTCCTGGACTCCATCTTCCGACTTGCTTGAGCTTAGCGTCGGTCCAGAATCCGCCCGCGACGTTTCTGTTTTTCGGAGGAATAACCTTACCAGGGGTTTGCCAGACAACCTGGATGTCTGGACGCTCCTGTGTGACAAGCTTCACTACTCCGATGTATTCGCAGCTGATGAGTTCGACCGCCGGGGCATCCACAGGGCGGCGGTATTGAAACGATTCGCATACGATGATGGTGTTGACTACGTGTCGACGCTCGAGAAGGTTACGAAGCGTTTTGTGGTGGTCGGGCTCGGTGAGCTGGAGGGTGTCCCACTTCTCGTTGTGTAGTTCAGGCTGCTCGTCCGTGTTGAAGATCACGTCACAGTCGTAGAACGCGACGCCGGTAGTGCCACCAGGGTCGAGCGCTGTGATGGAGAGATGACCGTCTCTCATGTCGTTACCTCTACGTCGTCGTGAGGAGCCCTTGTCATCGAAATCATGCCGATAGTGTGGCCGCGCGCAATGCTCCTAAGGATCAAGTCAACATCGTCGATCGCGACCTCCACAGACCTGTCGGCGATAGCTGCCTTGCTCCAGTCAGCGAGTGTGAACACCTGCCGAGGGTGTAGCTGGTGTTCACCTTCGATGAGTTGCCGACGCCTAGGTGCGTTCTGAACCAGCATCACTCGTGACCAGAAGGGAAACTGTTGCGTCTGCTCCCCCATCTGCACCCACCTTACAATGCGAGTCGTTTTCCCTCGCTGCCGCCACATGAAGAGCAACTTCACTCTGTGGTCTCCTTTCCTTATCTCACCAAGTCTAAGTGAGTCTAATCAAGATCCTTTAAGCCCGTTACAACGTGATTGAGAGCTTGTAGACACCAATTAGACTCACGTAGACCTAGCTTAGACTCTTGAATTCCCTAGCTAATACCTTGAGCTCTCAGCTTCGCGTTGATGTCATCCAGCTGGGCTGTCAGCTCGCGAATGCGATCTTCGATCTCAGCACGGCGCTTAGTAAGCGGGCCCTGACCCTTGGGGACCACCTTGAGGTTGTCGTAGGAGAGATTGGTGCGATCTCCGTCGATGAAGAGCACACGTTCCACAGAGGAATCGATTGTTCGTCCGAGGGCTTCCTCAGCTCGAAGGTGATGCGTTAGGCGCCACTGATTCGGGCCATCGTTTTTGACCTTAGTGTATCGGTAGCCATTCTGAGCGACGCGCACTGCTCCGATAGCGTACTGTTGCTTCTTCGTCGGAGCACTCATCAGAGACCCCTTTCCAGTGCGCGCTCGATGTTCGCACCACCGTCCTGTGGAGTCAATCCGAGCATGCTCAGGAGCTTAGCGCAGTCATCGATGTCGGTGGCATTAGTGGCAACGATCCGTGCAGCTGCATGTTTCTGCGTAGGACTGGCTTCGGTGAACGTCAGCAGATCCTTTCGCATGCGTATGGTGCTTGTGTCATCGCCGCTCATCATTTCTCCCTTCTACTTCTATTATATAGCGAACCTCATGATGTCTACAAGAGACAATTAAAGTTCGCCCCAATGCTTACCGTAGCTGATGTCTACCTTGAAGGGAACGTAGTCTGTCCACTCCTGAGCGGATCGAATCATCTCTTCCTGGAGGATAGCCGCAACCTCTTCGCGATTGTCCTCATGGCATTCGGCTGCCAAGGCGTCGTGGATGGTAAGGCGGATGTGCCCCAGACCTCTAAGTCGAGG